CCTAGAGCTAGAGGGAATGGGGTACGAAACCTCCCTTGTAGACGCCCCCGGCTACGACCTTATTGTCAATTACAATGACAGACCATTACGGATCCAAGTAAAGAGCGGCCATCCTTTTGCGAAGAACGCAACATCAAAAACAAAACGCTATACATATCAAACGAATGTGGGTGCGGAAAAGCGCCCGCTAGGGCGCGCGAGTGCGGATATATTATGTGTAGTAGCATCAGATCTTAGAAAATGTTTGTTTATAATCGTTCCAAAGAAGGGATTTGCTACAAGCTTAAAGATGTATCCGTCTGCTTTTAAAGAAGATAATGTAATGCAAGAGTCTTGGGAAAAGTGTTTAAAAAAATTGGCCCCTAGTAGAGAGGAAACTAGGGACCGTTGTGGCTGCAATCGTGGTTAGGTTTAATGTTATTTAAAGGGAGTTAAAAAACATTAGATGAGTCCTTCGTCCACTTAATACTAGATGTAGTTTAATACGCAGTGTTCGTCAAGATGTTGATTGTGCAATAATGCTTAAAAATGTCACAATACCTAGCATCATAACTAAATAAAATTCAAGAAATGTCATATTCGCCCTCCTTTTCTGTTTCAATAGCTCTCTTCTTTCTTGTGCCGCAAGAAATAGAAAAATCTTTTGACAAAAGACTGGCCTCTACGCCAACACTGGATAGGTGAAAAAATGCAGATATAACCGCACTCAATATGTTAATCCTAAGTGAGCGATAGTGTAATTTACTCGAAAAGAGCCTTCCTCAAAATAACCTCCTATTATCTACTAGAGGGGGTAAAGGCTTCAAAAGATGAGAAAGCGGCTTGAGCTATCTTCTTGGCTGTATCAAAATTATCAAAACTTAACTGTACCTTGTTAGCCTTTCCGCTTTCTATCTCCAGAACTGTTGGTAAAGAATGATAGAACCTCATTGTATCTTCTTTTGCCGGTATTATGACCGTTACCTTTATTTGTCCTGCCTCCTTGGTCCATTGTAATCCGTCTTTTACCTGGTCTTCAATGTAACCTAGTTCCTCTAATGTTTTGTGTACTTGCGTACTCATATGCATAATCTCCTCGCTTTTTTTTGTAATTTCTATATTGACTTTAACTTTTTTTTCCTTTATTCGCGCGCGATGCAGAAGACATAGAAACGGCTATTTTCCACGATTCCATAGTTCTTTTATTACATCTTGGACACGAATTAGTTTGTAATTTTTTACATAAATCACAGGCCATTTTTTTCTAATTGTTCTCTTCTTACATTAGAAATAACTAAAGCATCCCCGGCCTGACTAATTAATTGAATTAAAATATCAAGATCCATAGGAATTTTTATACAATCTTTATTAGCATTACTAACTATTAAATATTCGCTATTAATGCTGACAAATTTCATTTCATCCATACCTTCAAGATCCATCGTATTCCTCCTCTGCAATTTGATTTTCTACAAAAGATTCAGCATCTTCAAGTGTAGCTTTAGGGTTTTTCTTTCTGTATTCTTCCACACGGCGATCAAACTGTATTTGTTGTTGTTCGATTACCCAATCTGTAAATTTAACGCTCATTTCTTCTCTCCCTTACTTCTAAAAATATAACCAATGACACTAATATCAGCATAAACCAAAAGACTGTTTCAATGACAAACCAATTATAATTATAAATAAATTCATCATATGACTCGGCTATTTGTTCCTCATCTACAGTAAAATTATTAAGTTTATTTATTAGAGAATGTATCCAATCTATCACAGCCCGGCTCCTCTACATATAATGATATTGGATCCCCATCACTATTGTATCCAGGACCAATATAAACCGGGACACAATCTTTTTCTTCTTCCTCTTCAGCAGCCAATAAAATAAGGTTAGATGCAACTACCCACATCGCTATCTTTTCCCATGACTGAGCGCGAGCATTACTAGATAAAATAATTATCATACTAAAAAAGATTAGTGCGATAATGCTTTTCCACCACCAATCATTCATGATTTTCTTCCTCCAAAAACTGCACACACTCTTGTATTTTCTCGTTTTTTTCTCTTGCTGCTTTAACATCTCCTATAACAATAATAAATGCCATAACAACAAGACCAACAAAATACATGCTTAATTTTTCATACCATGTAAATAACGGTTCTCTTTTCATTTTTATTTCCCCCATACTTTTGTTTTTTTTCCACCATCATACTCAACAGCGTGGCCCTCACTGATAAGGATCTTACAAATATCCTGATCATCTTCTGTATATGGTATCGCTAATATTCTGCCATACTTTCCCACGCCAAATGATTTAATTTTTAATTTTTTTCCGCATAACTCTTTTAATCGTGCGGACGCTTTTTTACCTAATGCCTTTTCAACTAAATTTCTGGTTCGCGATTCTGGTGTATCAATACCTTTTAAACGGCATCGTTGTTTGGTTAACTTAATATGAAAACCAAGATCAATAGTAACATCTATAGTATCACCATCAACTACCCTTTCTAATTCAGCACGATATATATGTGTTTCAACTTTTTCTTTTTTCATCTTTACCTCCTAAAGCTTTCTTTTTCTTTGTTTTTATTTCCCCGTATTCTTTTAATATAATAAAACCTATTTCATCATGAAGATTTCTAAATTTTATTGTAAAAATATCATAATTTTTTTTCATAATATTTTTTAATGTTCTTTCTGTTGTTCTTCTGTATTTAATTAATTCCGCTTTAGTTTTAAATTTACAAACAAGACATTCATCTTCATCTAATTTTTTAATATCACGATAATATTTATAGTATTTACTGTTCATACCAAACACACTTGTATCTCTTATTTTTTTTATTTCAGCTTTCATCTTTATCTCCCAATAATTTTTTGAATTTTTCTGTAGATTGACCATTATTTTTAGTCCACCTTTTTCTTGACGCAAGCCTTCTTAAATTTCTTGCTGTTAATCTATCTTCATCTTGAGCTTGGTTCATTGCGTCTATAAAACCTGCCCCGGATTTAGTAACTCTTTTTTTACTCATCTTTTTCCCTCAATTGTTTTAAGTTTTTATCTGTAAATACGCGTAGCAACGCATCAACAGCATCGTTTTTATTTTTGAAAACATCCCTCTCCATTTCGACAAGGAAGGCTACAAAGTCTTTTCCTAACTGTATTAAATCTTTTTGATTGTGATGTGAGCGCAGCTCAACTGCTATCTTTTGAAACACTTCATTTGTTTCATCATCGTTTTTATATGTATTTTCTGACTCTACATTTACATTTATATGTGATGGAAATCCCATTTTTTTCTCCCTTTTTTGCAGACAAAAGCCCTTACCCCTCTAAATACTCTTCGCTATGTTGCAGCGAATTACTCGTCCATCACAACATCATATGGTAGTGTTTTGCTCTTCCTTATAACTTCCGGGGAATGAGCAACCCATTCCATAGACTGTGATGTTAAAGGGCTACGCTCTTTGATGACTGAATTTAATTGCAGTTCCGGATCATACCCAAATGGTCCTTCATTCGCTATCGAAACATGGATCCAATGAATAAAATCTTTCTTAGTCATCCTTTCTTCAGGACTCCAAGGCAAGTCAATTTTATCAGGATGCGGTGTTCCAAAATGTGCGCATCGTGCAATAGGCCACCATGATGGAATAAAAAAATCTTTACTAACACTTGCAGTGTGCTTGTAACCATTTTGATACTCATTACGCTCCAAAACAAACTCCGTTGGAAGCGATTCACCAAGATCGTGTTTAACATTTAAAGCCTGCATTTATACTCCTTATGTAAACCAATTAAGTATAATATCTTTTATTATTTGGTTGAAGTCAAGTAAATAAAAAAATCCGTTTACTTTAAAAATAGGGTAAAATGGTTCATAAAACATGGTTCATATGTATGAACGACAGCTATCTATGAACCATTTTTCCTTGTAAGTGTTTGTTTTACTTAAATAAAAAAAATGAAATGGTTCATGGTTCATAAAGCCTTTCTATGAACCGTTTACACTAGTTAAGTTATTGAAAAATATATATAATAATTTTTTTTGCAATCGTTCATGGTTCATGTATATATATATATAGTGGGGCGTATGAACCGCCCCCACATATAAAGTAAATAAAAAAGGAGAAGGCATGAAAGGGAGTAGTAAATCAGATATGAATGCAGTGATCGAGGATCCACAATCTCCTCAGTCACAGTTAACGATGCAGCAACAAAAATTTGTGGATCTTTATTGTTCGGCTGAGGATCTGTCGCAGACGGAGGCGGCCCGGAGGGCCGGGTATAAGTATCCGGCACTATCAGGTCATCAACTACTAAGAAAGCCCCATGTGGTCGCCTGTATTGACGAGAAGAGGAGGGAAATCGGGCATAAGTATCGTATCACTCCTGAAAGAAAAGCTCGGGATCTAATTAATATTCAACACAAAGCTCAAGAAGAAGGAAAATACATAGCCGCCTTAAAGGCCATTGAACTACAAGTTAAGCTTGCGGGACTTGATATCAAAAAATCCATAAACATTACCGGGAAGATAGATATCGACTCCATGACTGAAGAAGATATCAAGAAAGAACTAATGAATTTAGCTAAGGAAGCTGAAAGAAATACAGTAGATCTCCCCCCGGAAAGCTTTGTTGAAGTAATCGAACCTGAAGAATCAGACTAAATTATCTGCCAAAGGCATTGGATCAGGACTATTATTGTCGGGATATGTATAAAATAATGCATTGTTAGACCAAGTAAAAAACAGTAAAAGACAATTATCTTTTATACTATCCACCAGGAAAATCAATGCGACAATGTGGGATTTTACATTATATTTTCAAAAAAATGTTCAATAACTTTAATTGTAAATCCGTTCCCAATCATTTTATATCTTTGTGTGTTAGATACTCCCTCAGTATAGTTATCTGGAAGTGTCTGGAGCCGTTCACATTCTAATGGTGTAAGTTTGCGCCATGAAACTTCTTTATCATTAACCCACATATTTCCATTAGAGCTGTTGGTTCTTAATGTTGTAGATTTATCTCCCGTTATTGTCTTTTTATTATAAGGATCAACAAACTCTGCATCGGGATTAGGAACATATTTTTTTACTGATAATTTAGAGATTGGTATCTTATTCCCTAAATTAACTGCCACTTTCGGTTCGGTATTACCACCACCATGAGCATTAACTGTCGGTGATTTACCAACTTCTGAATAAATTCTTTTTAAAGAATCATGTCCATTTACATCGGCGGCTACAGCTACTTGTTTCGGTGTTTTATATGTTTCTAAATATGGAGCATCAGTCGGTTCTTTGTGATATCCGGCAATAACTGTTCCTATCTTTTCATCTTTAGCTGTATAAAAACGGCCTTTTCCTCTTTTAGTATTTAATACTCTATCTTTCTTTTGGTCGCTAATTTCATGTTTAGGATCGGGATGTGTTTCTAATATATCTTTTAAAACAATTCCCAAATCATCGGGCTGTTCTTGTTTTAATGGAATGTTCGTCCAATATAATCTTTTTCTGTTTTGTGCTGATACAAGAGATGAATTTATTTCAATCGGTTCAATACCAAATAAACTACCACTAACGCATTCAGGATAAATTTTACCTATTGCATTATTAATTACTTCTTGATGCTCCTTTTTCATTTTTACATTTTCTAATAAAAAATATTTAGGTTTTAATTCTTCAAGTAATCTAATAAATTCAAAAAACAATACGGATCGTTCATCTTCAAATGCTAATCGTTTCCCGGCAAATGAAAAACCTTGACAAGGACTACCCGCAGTTAATAAATCAATATCATGTATAAAATCTTCTCCTTCAATTTCCTTAACATCTCCAAGATGAATTGTATTCGGGAAATTCTTTCGGGTTATCTGAATGGCATATTTATCTATCTCACTCGCATAATATTTATAAACGGGTATGCCTAAATTTTTTAAAGCAATTTGTGTTCCGCTACATCCATCAAATAAACTGCAAACTACAATGCCTTTTGTCATTTCTGCTCCATAATTAATCTTTTAACAAACTCTAACCCAGTCTTAAAACCTACATTATAGTCATCACTTTCTTCGGGATTTGTTTTATTAACTGAATGAATTATTTCGGGAGATACTAAATTTTGTTTATATAATTTTTCTATCTCCACATCTATTTTTGTTATCACTCTCATTGATTTTTTTCTTCCTCTCAAATTACTTTCAGAACTCATTTTTAGCTCGCTTAATTTCATCACGTTTTTTTTCACACTTATTTACTATCTCTCTCGCCAATCTTGGTTCTTGCCAATGTTTATTCCATGTCGGTTTGCACTGCTCTTCTTCCCAATCGGGCTGTGCAACACTTGTTTTTAAAGCCCATATAACTTGATCTAATTGATCAGCGCTTAAATGTATGTTCTTTTTAACCATGTTTAATTTTCCTCCTAAGTTTTTTTGCTTTCATATTCTCTCTTTTAATTAGTTTATTGGCCTCCGACTGCATTGTGAATATTTCATACTTCGTTCCTCTAAATTTTGTGTGATCGGGTTCAACTCTTCGATGCGATAAAATTTTCCCTTTATCTTTGTTAGTTTTACCTGGCAATAATCTCTTACCCATAATTTTCCTCCTTATAATTTTCATAATCTTGAATAGTAAATTCAATATATCCCTCTTCAACATCTAATATTGTTTCATATACACAATTAGTAAGTTCAGAATTTTTTAAATGATAAAAAATTATTTCATCATTAGGTTTAAGTTTTTGTAGTGTTTCTATTAAATTTTTAACTTGCATTATTCATCTCTTCCCTTTGCTCTTTTGCTCTTTTTAATTCTTCTAACACCCCATTAATTTCTTCAATCGTTTTTAATTCATATCTATCTTCGGGTGAAACGGGAGAATTATTATATTCATCTTTTAATGATACTTTTAATTCTTTAAGACAATTAGTAGCTATTTCTAACTCATCCATTATTCTTCTCCTTTATCAATTTTTGTAAATGTATCTGCATCATAGGTTCTTTTGTTCTGATAATCATCATAGATACGATCATCATCCTCGTGATCTCCATTGACAACCATATCTACTATCTCTTCATCAGTTAAATGATCATCAACCTCAATCTCAGGATACCATGTTTCATGTCTTGAAATTTTTAGCTTAACTTTTTTCTTAGCCATTATTCATCTCCCATTAATTGATTACCACTTCCCATACATTTATTACATTCAATCATATTTTCTTCTCTTTGATAGATGCTTTCTAAAGAGTATTTTCCTTTACCCTCACAATAATCACATTTTTCCATTATTCATCTCCCTCTTTAATTTCTTCTACTCTCGAAAATGTCCAAAATGGTGTGCCAAAAATATTTTTTACAATTGGCTCAAACTCACTCCCGTCAATTCTTCCGCCCTTATCGATAGCATCATCTTCGTTCTCTGCATCAACCACAACATAATAATCTGTGTTCTCATTAACTATGTATTTATATTTTTTAGCCATTATTAATCTCCTCTACTTAAAACGGGTAATACACCCTCTTCATTACTTAAATAAATTGCTCCACCATCATTTCCCTCATCATCCATAAAGGGAATTGCATAACTCCTATCATCAAATTCAAGAATTATGGGGACTCTATTACTGCCTAACCTTTCTCCGCCAAAAAATTTAATCATTTCTCTTTCGGTTAAATATCTAGCCATAGCAATTTTTTTACCTCTAAAAAAATCAAATGCCTTTCCATTCCAATATCTTCTTAGGTTTTTTTTACTTTTCATTATTACTCTCCCTTTCTTGATTATGTTTCCAACCACTCCACAAACCCAGATCTTGCCAGGCCAGATGCACTGCTCCCTCTACATCCCAAATATCGTGATAGTCTTCAAAAAAATACTCTTCAGGTTCACTAACATGAGATACTGCATAAGAGTAATTGGCTATGAATGAACTATTAACATAATTATCTACAACATCTCTTTGAAATTTATCAAAAGCATCTGCGCTCTCTTCTTCACTATTATAAGCATTCCAATCAGGTTTCGGGATATCATGCTCCCATTCATGTTTAGTGACAGTAACAATAAATTTTTCTGTTACTCCATCTATCGTATCATCCATTGTTATGGATGCTGAATCTTTAAAAAGTAATTTAAACTTTAATAATTTTATTTTCATATCGTCTTTTGATAGAAAACTTGGAAAAGAAAATCCAATATTTATGTTGTTATTAATCATTATTACTCTCCCTCTCAATAAAATCTGCTACACAAATATCTTGCATGGCATTATTCAAACAAGTATCAACTCCCCATTGAGTTTTAAAATCTTCCCAAACTGATTTTCCCGTATCTTGTAAGGTTACTCGATAGCCATGCGTTCCGTATTCATTTTCACATTGGAACAATTCATCGGGATCATCAAATTTGTCTATATCTATTGACGGTTCTTGTTTATAAATATCTATAATAAAAATATTCTCAGATGAATTTTTAAAAATTTTTTGTTTAACTAATTGCATTACTCTCCTCCTTACACTCGGGACAAGGTATCTCCCTCATTTCGTTATATTCACATACACCACCCGATCTATAAATGATGCCCGTATTGTCACAAATTTCACATTTTTTAATCATTACTCTTCTCCCATTAATGAGTCTATAAATTCAGGATTGTTTTCTTTTAATTCTTGAATGCGATCATAATCAATGCTCGCTTTCCTTAGTGGGATGGATCGATTATATCCATCCGTAACCGTTTGACCTGGCTCATCTTTAAATTTTAAAATGCCACTCTCAATAAAGGTATCAACAAAGTATCTGCCATATGATCCCTCTAATTGAAGAAATCTTCCTTTTTCATATGTTTCTAATGCTTGCTCATATATATTTTTTTCAGTCATTATTTTTTTACCTCTCTTAAATCTTCGTGATCTGTCCCCTCTGCAAGAAAAGAAACATCATGATTTGGTTTAAGCTCAAAAAGTTTTATAGTCCCGTCATCATTTAAAAGCTCATTACCATCTTCATCTTTTTTGTAAAATTGTAAATTCCACACACATATATCAAATTCAACCACGATCTTTTACCTTTCTTTTTTCTAAGACTACTCCACCGCCCGCATCTTCTAATGATCTTGGGTAATCTCTTGATCCCTCTTCTACAATTTCAAAACTATTAAAGTTTTTTAATGCTTTCATTCCTCTTATAAATCCTACTAAACCCTCAAGAGTAGAAAACCTATACCAATCTTCATGCATTACTTCATGAATGCCATCGTCAAACTCTTCCTCTCCGAATTTAACATGAAGATGATATTGTTTTTTGTCTTCGGTATTCGCTAAATAAGTTTTTATTTGATGCTTAAATAGTTTTTTAATAAATTCGGGATTCGGGTTTTTTGTATTCTCTTCGTTATCTTGTAAAAAAGTTTGCAAAGTAAAAATTAATCTTGATTCATAATATGATGGATCATTTTTAATTGATTTTTCTTTCTGTTCTTCGGTATCCCTTAGTATTGGTAATTCGGTGTTCATTGGTTCGCCTTTCCTTTCATAATTAATCGACCTGGTTCTGATAATATTATTTTTAAATTGTGTCTTCGGGCTATTTTTTTATGGTGTTCTTGCCAATCAAAGCTTATGCCCTCGCGTTTAAGATATTTCATAATGTTATTATTCATTCTTTTAACCTTTCATTTTTAAAATTTGTTTAGCTAGTAATATGTTTTTTTTATCTTCGGGACTGTTTAAAAACATATTTAACGGGCTATTCATTATTACCACCCATTTTTTTAATTCTGTTTTACTTAAACTTTTTAGCCATTCTTCCATGTTTTTAACCTCTCTTTTTAGTGTAATTTATACGCGATATTTTCAACTGATTTATCCCAGCATTTCCGACATACTCCGCACTTGCCCGCGTTCTCATATGCTTTGCACGGGTGCGCGTTCTTTGGTAATTCTTGCGCGGTTCCATAAATTGTTGATTTATATAAACCGTTAATTGTTTCCGTTTCTTGAATGTTGGTTAAATCTAACCCGCCCGTGATGCTATCACTTGAAAACCTAACCACTACATTTTCAAGATCATTCATTTTATCAAGAATAGGTTTAATCTTTTTCAATTTATAACTGCGCGTTGGTATCCAATGGTTACAATGCGGGGTGTTCTTGCAAATGTTATATATTTTTTCCGCTAATTGTGGGTGATAGATATCACCACTATCAAACCACCGAAAAAATCTCTCATTTAAATTTATATAATTTGTCATATCTTCGGTGAACTCTTCGCGTTGCCATGCTTTGAAATTGTCCGCCCTTGCTTTCTTCACATTTTCAAAATTGTAAGTGTGCTTGTTTGCATAACAACCCGCGCACGCTGTAACCAATTCGCCGTTGGCATTCCTGGCTCCTGGACAAGTTTGGATAGCTTGCAAGCTCCATGATCCGCACGGCATTTTGGAAGTTTTACTAATATTTATATAATTTTTTAAAATCATTTTTTAACCCTTATATTTTTTTTCTTGTAAACCATATTATAGGAATTTGAGAAGAAAAACAAGAAAACAACCAAAAAAACTTATATTATTTGCTTTAACTGAAAAATAAGGTTTTTTTTAAAATCTCTTATATTATTTTATATAATTAAAACCCGCGTTTTTTTATAAATAAACTAAAGGCGGGCAAGCCCGCCCGCCGTCCCCATATAAACGGGGTTCGGGTTCTTCGGTTCATGGTTCGGGTTTAAGTTTGTGAACTAAAACTTTTTAGCGTTAGGGTTCGGGTATTGTCCAGGAGCGCGCGCCCGCGCGCCCGTTCGGGTTCGGGTTTTGGTTTAAGTTTGAACTTGAACTAAAACTGTTTAGCGTTGGGGTTAGGGTTAGCGATCCACAAAAGAGGCCATAAAAAAACGGGATCCGTTCGGGGTTCGGGTTCGGGTTCGGGTTCGGGGCGCCCGCGCCCACCAATATGCAATATGTTAGGGTTAGGGTTAGAGTTTATTTTTTTGAATGTTGCAGCGGACATAAAAAAAGGGGAGCAGATTTCTCCGCCCCCCCTAGCTAGAGGAATAAGGAATAACCCCTAACTATTGTAAGTAGATAGCTATCTCAAAACCTAGCGCGGTCATGAGAAGAGCAATCAAAATCGTATA